CTTATAACTTTACCAGTAAACGTAGTAGTTGAACCACCGTCAATAGGTGCAGATTCAATTCTGACAATAGCTTGAGCAGCTGCTTTATCAGCAGAACTGTCAGCACTACCATCAGCTGTTTCTACCGCAAATACCATTCCTTTTATTAACCAGTCTACAGAATCGCTATTAGCGTCTACTGAAAATGAATATGTAGAACCTGCAGATACTGCGCTTCCACCATTAACAGCTGCGGCTAATGCAAAATCACGACTAGTCCAATCAATTTTTGAACGGTCTTCTAGGTAACGAAATACTGAATCATCAGTTGGTACTTTGCTTACTTTGCTTAAGTATACGAAAAAGGGCGATTCTTCGGGTGTTAAGTCTGCTACTCTGTCTCCAAAGTTATATATTCTTCTAACGTCAGGAGTTTGTCCTACACCAGCTGGGTGTGCATTAGAAGAAGTTTGAGAGACGTCATATGACTTAACCTGTCCTTGATTAATTGCCATTTCTTACTCCATTACATTAATAATTATGGTAATCTACCTAAAGAATTTGCTCCCATAATTCCTTCCCACGCTACATCGGCTTCATTAGATGGTCGTGTTCTAGGGTCTTGACCCTGAATAGAGCCAGGACTTACAGGATTCTTCTTTGAGTTTCTTACCGCTTCCAGAGAGTCTGAAATGTTTTGAGATGCACTCTTTCCGTTAACGTCATTCCATAATTTAACAAGATTGTCTAAACCAACATTTTCTTTTGGTTGTGAGACAAACTGTAAAAAATCTTTAACGTCTTCGTCTGGCATCTTATGAACATTTTTCAACTCGTTTATTGTGTTATTTAAGGCTATATTTTGATTCATTTGAGTCATATGACCTTCAATAGCACTTGACACCGACTGTTGCTCTTGAGCAACTCTCATTTGATAAGACGGTGAATCCGGCTTGTAATAGGCGTCCCAAGGATTAAATTCCTCCTCAGATACCTGTGGTACTTGATTAGTTTGTTGATTAACAGTTGCGTTCTGATTGGTCTGTTGCATCTCCACCGCTTTGGTCAACGCGTTTTCCAACTTAGATAAGTTGTCTTGTGATTTGTCATATAATGACTGCCACTTTTTGCTTTCGCCTTGCCAATCTACCGATGAAGTCTCAGTTTCCAGTTCAGGTTGAGCAACATTTTCATATTCACGCTCATCGTATGCACTATTATCATCAACGAACTGATTAGTTTCCTCAGTCCCAGCTACAACGTCACTAACAACGTCTTCACTGGTATTTGCTTCAGCTATGTAATCTTCCATGATTTCCTTTCTACAATGTTTCGGGTTCTTCAGGAGTGGAACCAAGACCTGTTTCTACAGGATTATTCATATTCTCTGATAAAGGTCTTAATTTCTCCAACTCGAACTTCACTGTATCTGCAAACCTATTGGCTTGCACTTTTTTGTTTGCTTTCGCGTCTGCCCTTACTTCTGTCAAATCACGTTTGAATTTCTCAACCGCAACTCGCTTCTTGTCTTGGACAGACTCCCTTTGTGCCGTTTGCAAGTCTCCTCGCAATGTTTTGATTTGTTGTTCCAACGAAGCGTTTGCTTGTTGTAACTGTGCAATCTCACTCATTCTTGACAAAATACTCTCCTTATCAAATATTTCAGGATTCTTTTTCAAGACTTCAGTTCTATCTACCAATCCAGCTTGATATGCTTCAAAGTACACACCGTACTCAGCCCATTTACTAGTTGGTAATGTAGAGCCTGGTTCAATTCTTACATCATGTTGACCGATATGATTACGGTCTTTTGCTATATCTATAACTGTATCTTCCATACTTGTAAAGAAGTTTGCAGTTATTTCATTGATGTTGTTGTTTGGTTGTATCAACCTAAAAATCTTTTTGAATGTATAATGACCCTTACCCATCGCGTACATAATACGTCCAAGTATGTTTAAACTAAATTCGATGTCACGTAATTTAGATTTAGGACGTTCAGAACCTAACATCATCATTCGTTCTGTGCCACGTACTGTTTGTGGAGCTTTCTCAGAAAAACCATGCATCATTTCTGGTAGTCCAAATATAAAATCAATATAGAACTCAGCTTGGTCAATCAATCTGTAGTACTCAGCTGCTAATGGTGTAGGAGCTGGGTAATGTGGTTCTCCTTGAGAAGTATCAATTTCTATAACTGCATTTGGATTAGCCCAATCTTTTTCTAATTGGTCTATACCATTGACAGCACTTCCTAAGGG